CCTATTTAATAGGGCACAGCTAATACAGCGATTAGCTGTTCCTACAGAGGGTGTAATCCTCTGTCCTTTCCTCCCAAAACAGATTGGGGGGGATGGTGGCTACTATAATTCGGCCACCTTTATGCTTCGGGTCATCCTTAAAAGACCCGGATGTTACGGTCGGATCGACTCTGACCGTACAGTAGATCTAATTGGAGAGATCTGCTATAGAATCCTGTCGTTATATGAACAGGATTGGGCACACAAATACGTGTGCTCTCACAGGTTCCTTGCTGGAACCCAAAGAAGGGATGCTTTTGCACCCCTCGTCGATAAACTTGAAAAGTTTATCCCTGAGGATCATCGTATATATCCTCAGGATGATTTAGAAGAGGTTATACTCTCTTCTATGAGACGTCTGGTTTGTACACCAGACGAAGTATTCTTCAATATATTGAAGAATTTATACTACAAGGAAATATTCCTTGGTCGGGACCCTACAGAGGTCCCGAGAATGGGTCCCCCTGAATCAAAGAGGGGCCATACAGACTCCGGAGAATTGTTCTCCAGGGTGAGGGGAATTATGAAACAATTCCTCATTAGGTGGACCAATCCTGGGTTCACCTATAGGGACAAAGAAAAGTTCTTTGTCCGCACGACATTTGCCGTGGACAGTCTGTCTTTACAGGCAGGCGATGAGGACGTCCGAATGTTGGACGTCCAAGGAAGGGAATTTTACCTTAATTCCCTCCTACACTTCCTTCGAACGGAAGGAAGGTTACCCGACTGGATGTCGGCTAGACTCGGACAATATTTTGAGTCCGACATACTGGTGAAACATAAGATTCGCCAGACAATCCGCGATTTAGAATCTCGCGGAGAGAGGGCAGTGGCTCTAGTGATAGTCACTGCAGACCTCCGTCTTTGTGCGGAGGCCATTGAATTGATGAAAAGATCATCAATTTTTGGTTTCATCCTTGCGGTGGAACCACTTATCTACCTTTTGGGTAGATATGGAGAAGTTGAAGAAGTCTTCAACGGAATGACTATTGTCATTGAAGACCAGGGTGCAATCACCTGGTGTGACCGTCATTATTTTAATGACGGTTTTCCCCAACAAGATAGTTGGTTTGACTCCCCATGGGAGTGGAGAATGACGCGTTATGAACGCGTCATTAAGGCGAAATTAATTCGCTAATCACAAA